GATGAAAAATTCTTGAGAGACGTGTATAAACGGGTATATGATGGTGTTGGTACAAAAATATCTATTCATTTTAAAGATGATTTAAATAAGTTTCCTTATACAGGACAAATAGATAATAAGAAAATATTGCTTGAATTGTTTAATGCAGCAACTCGTTCACCATTTTATATGGGCCATAAAACAGGTGGTTGTGATAATGACATATTGGCAATTTATTTTTTATTAGATGAAGAACTTGAAAATATATGAAAGTAATATATAATATATAATATAGATAGGAGAAAATAGTTATGCAAGAAAAATATGGTAGATTAAGTGATATGGCAACAGAACCAGCACAGAAGCGTCTTCCTGCAGTTCGAGATCAATTTGAACAGATTTGTAAGTTAATTGATACTGCACATGAAGTGTTTAGTATGTTAGAAGAAAGAATAGGAAGTATATTATATAATGGTCCTTGTACAGAAGGTAATGATCAGGGAAAAGGTGAACCAGAACCTTCCGTTAAGTTTGCCGAAGATCTGTTAGTACAAAAATCTAAACTTATCAATTTAATTGATAGAATGGAAGCAACAACAAGAAGGATTGAATTGTAATATGATTATTACCGACCAAAAAATTTACGATGGACCTTTTATTCACGATCGATTTGCCTATAATTACTTTAGAGATAAGGTATCACCAACGGGCAATATCGTTGCTTTCATTTCACCTACAATTGTAGAAGCAAGTGGTATGATTGACAAACAAGATATTCTTGATAAGGATTATATCTATAGTGACAAGATGATTAATTTCTGTTGGGAAATTCCTTGTATTCATGATGGTTTCGGTGCAGTTGCATTTCAGAGACTATTCAATTCAGGAGTAGCAAACATCTTAGCTAAGTATATCAAGAAGTCTATTGTTGTAGACGGTGATGATGTTATGGTTCAACATGATGGTAAGCTTGATAAGGCCAGTGTTAGTATTACACATATGGTAGGTGAGGCTGCTATTGGGCATACTGGTATCAATATTGATGCTGGCCCTAAGGCACCTACTTTTGCATTTAGTACTCATTTAGATGATAATCAAGCAATTGCATTCATTAATGAAGTAATAGGTTACTTTAATTGGATGACAAGAGATATATTTGTCGCAACGAGCAAGGTGATTTAGTGGTTAACATTTTTACATTTATTAATGATATCTTATATAAAAAGAAGGGTGATCTTCTTAATGACGGAGACGCTGAAACGGTCTTCGTTCCTTATATGATGTCTCGTTGGACTAGTATGTATTCTAGTTCAATGGCAAAATTAATAAATCAAACATTTAATAGACTTTGGCCAGCATTCGATAATAAAGATATGTGGTATAAAGCATTTGTTACGGTGTTACCAAAAAGTAAATTTAAGAAAATTGCCTATATAAAGAAGAATAAAGAGGCAAAAGAAACTAAGAAAAATAGTCCTGAACGCAAGTTGTTAATAGAATACTTGGCTAAGAATATGGAAATGTCTAAACGAGAGATAAAGGAAATATTAGATAATCATGATGTAGACATTGCTAAATGTATCAAGGCTATTAAGTAAGTGTAAGGAAACAATATATGTTTACAAAAGAAGAAATTTTATGTGGTACAATAAAGGAACTAACTGATTATATCTATGATACATATAAGTTATTACCAAGACCCACAGAAAGTATGGAGTTACCTAATGCTAATTATGATGCATTTGCAGATACAAATGTTAAAACTCAGATTATGGAAATAAATAACAAACCAATAAAAACTGGAATAGTTTTTTATCTTCATGTTAATAATTATAATATAACAGACGGTACCCCAGAAATTATCATGCAATTAAATAAAATTTGGATTCATATAAGAGAAGAAATATAATATGTCAGAGAAAAAATATACAAAAGTAGTTAAGGCTGATAGAGCTACCACCAGATCTATTCAGTCTGAACAGATGAGAGCAGCCCGTGAAGATTTAATTGGTGGACGTTCTGTATTCAAAATGGATGAAACCGGAACAACAAGAATTCCGGGTGATTGGGACATTAAAACCCCATTACATGATATTATAATGGCTGAGTTCGCAGATGAAAATGATGCTGGAGAAATCCTGCGCGATGGAATTTGGCTTAAACAGGAAATAACAAACAAACTATGGCGTGTTGCACGAGTCATTAAGTGTGGTCCGTCTTGCTCTGATAACGTTATACCAGGCGCATTAGTTATGTTTCCCTCTGATAGAGGCATTCCTATGGTAACTTTTTTTGGTAAAAAATTAATTTTCCTAAACGAAGAACGAATCTTCGCAATAGTAGAAAAACCTAAAAAACCGAAAAAGTAAATCATAGGAGATTAATATGGACGAAATATATAAGGGTTCTTCACAAGAGGTGCATACTTACCTTGTGAAAGAATTAGGTATTAAAGAAGAAACACCTTCTAAAGGCAGATCCCCTGGAAAATATCAATTGAGTCCTATTAGTCAACAAATTGGAAGTATCTATACCTCTCCAGATAGAACTGGTAAAATCTATTATACTAATGAGTTCAACATAGAACCTGAAAGAACAAAGCATATTATAGAACCATCCCCAATAGAAGGATTTACAGTAGAATCTGTAATGGTTCAAATAATTGAAGAAACAGCCATAGTTAAGGTGTAAATAATGTTATATGCATTTAACATGGGCCGGCTTAAAAGCCTTATCAAAAGAAAATATAATTGAGCTAAGATTTCGCAGAAGACATGTGAAACCTGGCTGGCATGATTGGCGTCGTATGTTATGTACGAACGCCACTTATGTATTAAATAGCGCTCCCGGCCATATAGCTTTACACTTCCGTGCTCCCACACATCCACCAGTAGTTATAGAAGCTCAATACAATATGGTTTGTATGTGGGACTTAATGTGGCAGGAGTATCGTTATGTTAGTTGTGAAGCGGTAGATGTAGTTACAGTTATTCCGGTTAAAACCAAAGAGGAGCAAGATAGCTTCTGGCAATATTTTAATAACTATCTACAATCATTAAGTCCACAACAAAAATTGACTTTCATGAATCGTGGGTGATTTGTAAAAATGTAGTATAAATATGTTTATGGATATTACAGACACCAACTTAGAAAACGTATTGAAACAAATGTTACAACGGTATTTGTCAGTACATAAAGATAAACGAGTCATTAAAAAAGGCAAGCTGATTTTATTTAAACAGAATAACTTCAATGTTGATTTTCATTTAATAATACCGAAAAAAGATAACCCAATAATATATTCGCTACCTATTCCTTTCAATACATCTATTAGTAGTAGGTATGTATTGTTCGATTATAGACTAAATAGTTTAGTAAGGAATAATAAGGTCATGTATAATCAATTATTACACATTATACCTGCTAAAAAATCAAAGTTTTACAATACAGAGATATACATTGAAATGGAACCACCACTATGAAATTTGAAGAACTGTCAGAACTAAATAAACAATTTAACACAAACGAACTAGAAGATAATAGTGGAAACAGCAAATTAAATTCTAGAGGTGAAGCTCTACTATCAGACTACCATAATTTTATAAAAGAGTTGCAACAGTTCCTCGCAGAGCAATCAAAATGGATCAAAGAAGATATCACAGTAGAAATAGTATCCTTGATTAATACAGGTGAAAAGGGGACAGAAGAGTTTAAGACAGCTAACCGACTGGACTCTCTAACAAGCGCAGGACAAACAAAAATAGATAGAGGAACTGTTGCAATTCATGATAATGATGATATAATTGATTACATAGAGAAATAATATGAATTATTACATAAGCCTATTGTCTGGATTAAAATATAGTCTCCCCGAAAACATGTGCGAGAACTTAGATAAATATCAAATTAAATTAACCGCTTTCCCTAAAGATAAATGTAAGAAGTGTTATGGAAGAGGTTATATTGGTTTTGATAACAATCTTCAAGTCTTTGCTATCTGTGAGTGTACAAAGAAGCTTACATCATCTGAGGTTGGAGATATTATGATAGAAACCCAACGTCAAACAAAACAAGTTGAATTCGTTTAAAACCCATTTGATATTAATGCTTTATATACTATAATAATTATATGAAGTTATTAAATAATTTTCCTGGTGTTCCACGTTCAATGCAGGTAGATGCTCTTCAAGAAATTGAAGAAGCTATTCGTGCTGACAAAAAGTTCATTATCCTTTGTGCTCCTACTGGAAGTGGTAAGAGTCACATTGCTGCAACACTTGCACTAAGTTGTAAGAAACCACCCAAAAATTTCATAGATATGATTGATGATAGAACTATCTATCAACGGGATGAATACAAGGGGTATCACAATAAGGATCAAGCTTATAAATGTGGGAATCATAGAGGTATTGTTCTAACTGTATCAAAGGCACTCCAAGATCAATATAAGTCTATATTTTCTGATAGCGTTGAGTTGTTAAAGGGTAAAAGTAACTATCCTTGTGCTCTTGAACCTACATTTGGTTGTGACTTATCTTATTGTTCATCAGATCCTAAGATTGCAGAGCAATGTGTTAATGCTAGTAAATGTGAATATTATAATGCAAAGGATAAAGCATTAAAGAATATATTCTCCGTTATGAACTATAGCATGGCACTAAGTCTCCCAGATCACTTAATGCAATCAGAGTTTTTAATTTGTGATGAAGCATCAGAATTAGAAGATGAGCTTATAAGTCATTTTTCTGTTAGCTTGAATTATAAACAATTAGAAACTATATTCAAGACACCAATTCCAAAATTATTAAGTGAAGATCCTAAAGATGCAATGAAATGGTTGTCAGATTTAGCTGTAAAGTTAAAGTCAGAATATGATTTCTTTATGGCAAATTTCAATAGAGCTAAAGGCAAAAATAAGAAAAGGTTGCTTAAAGAAATTAAGAACTATAGATACATTAGAAATATTTGGGACAAGTCTATTTTATTATTAGCTAATTGGTATAAATCTGAAATTATTATTGAATGTACCGCTGAATCTGTAGAACTTACTCCCTTAACGATTAATAACTTATCTAAGTCATTATTTGATAGAGCAAAGCATGTAATATTATTATCAGCAACTATTATTGATCCTTCCCACTTTGCAAAACAATTGGGTATTGATGACTATGAATATATTGAATTAGAAAGTACATTTGATTTTAAGAAGTCCCCAATTTATTGTGGTGCAGCAAAATATAGTTTGAGTTACGATAATATTGATAAGAATCTACCTAAGGTTATAGATCAGGTTGAAAAACTTTGTAAGCATTATACAGCTAATAAGGGGCTTATACATACCCATAATTTTAAGATTAATGAAGCAATAAGAAGTAGATTCTCTGGTCAGACAAGATTTATATATAGACAAGCTGGGACAAATAATGAACAGCTAATTAAACTCCATAACAGCCGAATAGATCCAACTGTATTAGTTTCACCCAGTTTAGTATTTGGAACAGATTTACCTGATGATTTAGGAAGATTTCAAATTGTTGTTAAACTTCCTTATATGCCGTTAGGTTCTAAACGAATAAAGACATTATTTGATAGAGATAAAGATTGGTATACTAATAAGATGCTTTGTCAACTTGTACAGAGTTGTGGCCGGTGTACAAGACACGTTAACGATTATGCAGATACTTTTATACTTGACGGGCAAATTATAAAGGTGCTTAAAGCAAATTGGCACAAATTACCCAATTTTTTTAAGATGCGCATTCATTAGTTTATTTAAAGCTCTTAGTTTTAAAGAATCAGAAATTTTCTTTTTGTGTTCAATTGATTTCTTTTTTCCTTTTCGTATTTCCGATAATTTAGCTTTTGTTTTATCAGAAAGAATTTTACCCCTATGTGCATTAGATAAATTAACTTTATGTATATCAGAAAATAATAATCCATTTTTTGATTGTGAGATTTTCTTTTTTGTTTCTTCTGATCTATGTGTGCCTTTAAGAATACTGGGACCTCTTATTTTACCTGATAATGCTTTAGATATTTTCTTTTTTGTTTCTTCTGATAGTTTATATCCTTTAAGAGTATTTGATATTTTTCTTTTAGTTTCTTCTGATAGTTTGCTACTTTTACCACCAGGCATACAATTATATCCATTATTCATGGTATCATAAATATTAATATATTTTATCTCTAAATCATCTAATTGTAGTTGATTTTGGGATGATGTGTCAATCACTTCAAATAAGAAGTTTTCGGGGCCATATTTCTTTAGGGCATTATAAAGTTTTAATTGGTTCTTACAGTATAATTTTTTATATTTGTTCCATCTAATATTAATATCTTCTTCGGTCGTTTGACCATGATACATTTTACCGTTGATTTTATTAGTAAGACGGTAGATCTTACCATAAGAAAGAGTATTTGTTTGCGGAATTAATTCAGATTCTGTTTGCATTTTGTTACCTTTTCATAAATATATTTGGAATGGGATAAGCTTTAGTTACCTTTAGTTTCTATTAAACGCTATTTAATAGATACCATTCCCTTAATTATTTACTCTGTTATGTGTAAATAATATAAAGAGTAATATAAAATATGCCAAGTAAAGAAACATT